TTTATAATATCCCACGCATTACATACTGGTCTAAATCATTACCTTCTTCAAAAAAGTACTTATAGTTTTCTATTGCTTGAAAAAACTTTTGTTCGCCTTTTGCTATAAAGTCATCAGTAGTTTCAAATATTCCTATATCAGTACTTGCTTTGTCTATTACAAGAAAGGTAAACTTCTTTTTATTGAACATTCTTAAATACATATACGCCTGTAAATCGTAACCATATTTATCTGCGCTATATCTAAAAGATGAAAGTTCTGCACTTGTTTTATAATCTATGATAGTATCACCTTGTATAATATCTGCTTTACCCCTAAATGGTAATCCCTCCATCATAGCTATTTCAGGTACTTCAAATTCACTATCAGTTAGTAATTGTAGTGCTGCTTCATTTCTAAATATTGCATCTGTTAAACGCTCTGCTGCACTTCTTTCTTTTGTTAGAAATACTTCTCCGTACTTCTCTTTGGCTTCTTTATATATCTTTGTGTTCTTTGTTGAAGCATCCACGAAATGTAGTTGGTCTATTTTGTGTGGTTCTAATACCATCCAATGAGCTAACTTACCTGCTGCTAATGCAGGACTATCCCCATTAGGGTCTCCATACTTTGTTACGTTCCTATATGTTTTTGGACTTTTAAGAATCATTTTAAGGCTTGAACTGCTTAAAGCGTGTTTGCCTAAATGCCCATAATAAAATTCATCTGAATACATTTGAGTAAGTATTTCTTCCTTACCCCATACTTCGTTGTTTAATAGTGTAATCATAATCTTGTTATTTCTTGTTGTTGTTCGTTACGTTTGTTTAATTCTTGTTCGCATCTCTTACGATATCCATCAAGTTGTGCAGGGTCATTTACTACACGTTCTAGTTCCGTAATAGTATAAGATTGATAAAATAATTGTTCGTACATAATTGTCTTGTTTTTGTAAATATAAACATTTTTTTAACAACTACTCTTTTTCTTCTAATTTTTTTTCTAAGACCTGAACTCTATTTAATAATACTACTGCAACTTGTTGAACTAATTTTAAATCGTGCTGCATCTTTACTAATGTACTTTCTTTCATTTTTGCCTTTTAAGTGTTTCAATATACAATGTTGCATCCATTAACTCTTCCTGTAAGTGATTTAAGAAAGCATAGAAATCATCTGGACTATCATAAAGAGTAGTACCATATTTTAATATACCATCTCTTGAACGTGAATGGAACTTGTTAATTACCTTTTGTACTATTGGGTCTTTAGGTAGGTTGTTGTAAGAATATCCTGTACTATCCGTAGACCACTTACCATCTTCCATCATCTCTTCGTATTTCTTTTTACTATCACTCATCTTTACTTTCTTTTATTGCTTTTGTAATCATTGCTTCAAATAATCTTAAAGTTGCATACCCTAGTATAATTTTAAAGACCAACATTTATTTTAGTTTTAAGTTTATCTATTTCTACTTTTAATTTAGCCACCTGTTCTTCAGCTTCCCTAGCACGTATAACCGCTCGTAATTTGTCGCTTCTATATTCGCTTAACGATTGCTCATATAACCTTTCATTAGAGATTAGGTTGTGTACATAAAACCCTACTTCTTGCCACGCAAAATACATATCTATTAGTGGTTTGTTGTCAGGTTTCAATTTCTTATTCTTAACTATATGTTCTCCAATTAAATTGAAGTTAGTATAATACTCTGCTTCTTTTATATTGTTCAGTTTCTTGCTCATAGTATTTCTGCTTCTTTAATATCTAACATTGCTACTTCCTTAGGTATTTTATTAGTGTTTGAAAATTGTGTTGTTTTATTGTGATATTGTATCTCCCAAACTGGCTGCACAATATACAAATTAAATCTATATACCCCCTTTGGGGTTGAGTTAATGTATATAGGTATATCTAAATTCTCTTTACACTTGTCAATCATAGCATCATACTTTTTCTTTTCTATAAGTAAAGTATCATAATGTACTGCCCTACATTTTAACTCAATGCGGTGGTAGGTATCAGGACTGTAACAATCCCATCTACTCATCTTACTTCTAGCCATTACTAGATCAGCGTAGCAGCAATCTACAAGATGTTTAAACAATTCCTTTTCTTTCAATTGTATTCCTTAAAGATCCTTTCAAGTTTCTTCCATACTCCATTTAAAAAACAAGAGCCACAAGCTGTGAGTTCTCTATTGTCTTTAAAAACTCTATTGTAGATACCCAACAAGTGTTTTTGTTCTTCTATAGTGACAGTACTTAGCTTGCCCATCTTAGTGTCTAGGTAGTTGTACTCATCTTCTGTTAAACATAGGGGCTTTTGGTATGGAAAGATGTGATTAAGTATTTCCTTTCTTTCATCGCACCCACAGTCTTCTCCTGCTAAAAACTTAGCTGCTTTATCAATGCCCACCTTTTTAAATGCTTTCTCTACCGTATCTCCTACACCTTCGCTTTTATTAGCGTGGTTCTTCTTCCATTGTTTGTAAGCCTTTGAACGCTTATCACCTTTAAATTCTTCCATAGTTTTTAAATTAATTCGTAGTCGTTATTTTTATAGTCATCGTAATCTTCTCCAAACTTTTCTTTTAGTTCTTGCTTTGCTGTTTTTAAAGTATGATATATGCTTACCCAACTTATACCAGTTTCCGCTGCTATACCTCTAATGCTTAAATGTGAATCCCTGTAAAGAGTAAACAACTTCTTTTCATACCAACGCCAATTGTCTATATGTTCGTCTATTAGTTGGCATATACCATTGTATGCTACTTGTTCATCCATTTCCGAATAGTCTTGAATTTGTAGGGTAGATTCATCATCATCAATATAAACCTTTTTAATTCTTTTCTTACTATTATAATATTGGAAAAAAATAGCGCGAATAGTAAAATAAATATAACCACGACTGACATTACCATTTTTAATAATTTTATCTTCATCAGCATATTTGTAAATTACCAAATACATTTCTTGTACAAAATCTTCGGCATAATTAAACTCGCCAAAGCTATTTACTATTTTAATCCACTCGTTATGCCTTTTAGCTACTATTCCGAGCCATTCACTTGGTTTATCCATATCACGGTTATACTAATTATACCTATTACAGTTTGTAATGTGTACTCGTTTCCTTCTTCGTATTGTTCTTTGTGATATAAAAATCCAAACATCATTCCTTTAATAGGACTTATAATAATATCTGCACCCTTGTTATGCCCTATAAATATAAATACAAGTGCAATTATTAGTAAAGACCCTATTACTATCATAGTTTAAATGTTTGTACTGGTTGTTTATTGTGCATTAAATCTTTTCCTAAAAACTCAAATCCTACATTATTTATTTTCATCTTTAAACTTACTGGCTGCTCGTAGGGGCTAGGTCTAGCGCCAGTTTCATTTTCTTTAATTTTCTGTACGTGTATATGCGAATACATCCAATCAGTAGGGTGGGAAACGTACCTATGTAAAGTCCAAATGTCATCAAACCTTGCAGAAACCTTAGAACCACCCTCTGCATCACTCATCGCTAATGGTCTTGTTAATCCTTCAAATTCGTGTCCTGCGTGATGTACTTGTCTTAATGCCGAACTCACTCCGTGCATATTTACACAAACCTGTATATCATTTTGTCTACTAAAAATTCTTAATTCACTTAATACTTGATAATCGTAATCGTGTGAGTTACCAACCATTTTTAAGATAGCTGCATCTTTAGATAATGAATTATAAGGGTCAATAAGTAAACCATCATATTTCCACGCATCTTTTATCTGTTGTGCTTCTTTTAACAAACTCTTATATGTATACAATTCCTCTACGTCTATAATCTTAAAACGACTATTAGCCCACTCTACTGCATTATTAATTAGCGTATCAGTAGCTTGTTGAATAGGTTTACCCATATAAAACTCTATAATCTTTCTTAAAATTGATTCAGGTGTATTTTCACTTGACCAAATTAAAAATTTAAGATTGTGCATCTTTGCCCATAATACATAAAAATAAATTAAGGTTGTAGTCTTACCCACGTTTGCGTGTCCTATTGCTGCTAATGTATTTCTTTTAAATCTTATAAACTCGTCAATCTCTGGAACGCCTATTTTTAAACCCTCCTTTACTCTTCCGTACTTTATATCTAATATTTTGTCTTGTAGTTTCTTTGCCTGTGCTATCATACTTACTGTGCCATCTTATTATATTTACGCTCTATTTTTAATGAATTTTCATCTTCTTTTTTTATATAGTAACCAGTTATTGGGTTTACTAAATAATTCCAAAAGTCTAAAGGAAATTCTTCATCCTCTCTAAGTTTTCTCATATATGTATAAAAAAAGGGGGCTATTAACCCCCAATTAAATTAAAATGATAAATCTGCTGTTTCTTCTCTCGCAGGTTGCTGTTCGCTATTGCTTACGTTTCCTATATGATTAGCTATTTTCCAACCGTTGATAGAGTTGTAGTACTTTCCATTGTACTCATTACCTCTAATGTTGATTGATACTGTTACAGGGTTTCCTACCTCAAACTTATTTATTTGAGTAATCTTATCCCCCATAAAGTCGATAGCTATATCTTGTGGGTAGGTTTCTTGTGTAGTTACTACAATTTGCCTTTTAGCCCATTCTTTTCCTGCTTTAGACGTTCCCGTTTCCGTGTCCAAAATTAATTTGATGTTTCCTGTAATTTCCATAAATAGTTATTTTAATTGATTTGTTATTATAATTGGTTGTGTAATATACTTTTTTTATTTTACAATTTTGCGAGTTCATCAGCTACTTTTTTAGACACCTTGTATTTAGTTTTAATCGCATCTATTGAGCCACCTGCTTTAAGGTATTCTATCGCTTTACTGTATTCTACTGTATTAGGGTTTAGCCATTTTAACTCTTCTGTTTTGTTTTCGGTTTTACCACTCGCTGTATTACCATCATCATCTTCTGCTTGTAATCCAAGTAGCGAACCTAATGTATATCTTCTGTAGTATGTAATTGCAGAACCTAACTTCTGTGGGTCGTTTATTTCTGGCAGCTTTAAAGCACTTATAACGCCACCAGTACCATCAATACAAATCAACTTACTTACTACCATATCTTCCTCAATCGGTTGTAGTAAAAGTAATCTATGATTTTTAAGTAAAGGTTGTAATTGTTTGATAAGTGAATTGATATCGAAATACTTTGATTTGTAAAATGGGTTCTTAGCATCTTTGCTAATAGTTCCAATCTCTTGCTGTAAGTTAAACAGCTTCTGGTTAATGTTTGTTTCTTTAGCCATTGTTCTGTTGTGTTAAAATTAATTGATTTAGTAATTGTTCTTTTTCGTATTGCAGTTCTTGTACCTTGCCATAGAGTTCTGCTTTTGTAAATTGTTCCATATCACAAAGTTATAAAAAAAAATTAACATAACAAAAAAAAGGGTAAGAAATTAATCCTACCCCTTTCAAACAAAGAACAATATACAAGAAAAAATCAAGTAAGTTTTTTCAGCTTGTCGCTGTAATCGTTTATCATATCTTCTAATTCATAATTTGTAAACTTGACTAATTCTTTACTTTGTAAATATAATACATTTGCAAGTTCCGTACCTAAAAAAATAGAATATTTATATTGTTCTCCTGCTCTATATACATTACAAGCTACGCACTGGGGTTTTACATTACGTTCATCCCAACGTATAGAATAATGTTTCCTACTCATAAAGTGTCCCGCTTGAATTTCTTTCCAATGGAAAGTCTTATTGCAAGTAACACAAGTACAATATCCATTGTTGTCCGCATTGCTTCTTCTTATGTATTGACTAAATACCGTGTCTAGTTTTTTTACTAGCTTACTTCTTGTCGGTTTTTTAGCTGTCTTAGGCATTGTTTTACGAATCAAGATGATTTAGTAATAGTTTACCATCAGTTTCATTAAATCCTTTAATTAACTTATATAAATATTTACTATCTGATTTAACTTTATTTGTTTCAGCTTTAGTACTATCTATACCTAAGTTAGTATATGATATAGCATCTAATTCTAAAATACTATCTGTTCTTTCTTTTACAGATAATTGAAAATCTTTAGCAATTTTTTCTGCTAAATTTCTTATTGTTAAATCTTCTGACATTTATTTATTAATTAAATTTTTATAAAAATTAAAATATATAATAAAGTAGTTAGTTTCCCACTACCCACCAAAGTTACTTCGTTTTTTTTTAAAATGTAAACTTTTTAAACTAAAAGTTATTAACAAATTATTTATGTAGCTTGTCTCCAAACACTTTTTCTACACCCCTAGAGCCGAAGTATCCACCAATAACAATAGATAACAAGCCAGTTATTGAGTTCAATTCTAAACCATAAAACCAACCTATAACATAAGCTACAGAAAAGAATATCAAAGTTAATGGTCTAACATTAGTAGCTAACCAAGAACCACTACGAGAATCAGCAACCCATCTACGAGTTATTCCGTCTATCTCAGCCCTCTCTAAATCAAGTTTCTTTAGTGCTACGGACTTATCCT